CACCCGGACGCCGGCGTGCCCGGTGTCGAAGTGCATGGTGATCGGCAGGGGCTCGGTGTAGGTGTGATCGGCGATCCACAGCAGCTCGGTCGGCGTGACGTACTGGCTCCAGAGGTTGGCCGAGGTCGGGCAGAGGGTGTGGCCCTTGTCGATGGCGTCGGCGAGGTTGCGCAGCGCGGTGGCCCACAGGGCTCGGTTCTGGTTGGCGTTAAGTTCCATGCCGAGAAAGCTACACAGGTGCCGGTCGACCGTCAAGGGCTTCTGAAAACTTGCGCTGAAGTCGATCAGTGTGCATACTCGTCGGCATGGCAAACACTGAGAAAAGTCCGAACCCGGATGACTGGACGGACACCGAGGGTGCGGCGCGTCTGATCGGCCGGTCCCGTCCGACCGTGTACGACATGGTGGAGCGTGGCCTACTGGTCCGCTACCGCATCGGCGCGCTGTCGCTGTTCTGGGTGCCCGAATGCCGGGAGGTCGGCGCCGCGCTGGCCCGGGTCCGTGCGGGGGCGCGCCGTGGCTGAGGTGATCTTGTGCCAGTACATCCTCGCGTGGGTCGCCGGACGCTGGGCGTGGATTCGCAACAGTGACAGCAACCCGCGGGGCGGCCGCGAGTGTGTGCTCCCGGTGGGCCACGTCGACCTGAACCTGCCTCACCGCACCACGCCCCTGCCCGAGGAACCGGCCAGCACGGAGGCGTACACCGAACTGGCCCGGTTGCGCGCGGTCGGCGACCCGGAGCGTGACGCCCGGCGGGAGGCGTACGCCGACCGGGAGCGGCGTAAGGCGGCTCGCGCCCTCGACCGATTCATGGAGTTGCACGTCGACGACATAGACGTGTCGACCGGCGACCGGGCGCGAGTCGTTGCCGGAGAGCACTTCGTAGAGGCAGTGGGTGACTACGTTCTGTCGCGCTTGCAACAGAAGAGTCATTATGGTGCACCGACTCCGGACGATGATCCATGTCGACCGTTGCCGGGTGGGGGCTGGCACTGCGTCCCCTGGAAACCGTGTGCCAAGCCGGGCGGCTGTCTTTTTCCGGACGGCACCGATGAGTAAGCCCTGGGTGCTGGATCTCTACTGCTGCGCGGGCGGCGCGGCCCGGGGCTACCAGCGCGCCGGGTTCAGGGTGATGGGCGTCGACATCGTTCCTCGGCCGAACTACTGCGGAGACTCGTTTCTGCAGGGTGATGCGCTTGAGGTGCTCCGCACGATCAGCGCCAAGGACTGGGCGATGGTGCACGCGTCGCCTCCGTGTCAGGAGGCCAACACGCTGACGATGACCAATCGGAAGCTTGGCCGGGGCCGCGAGCACGTGCAGCTGCTCCCGGCGACCCGGGCCGCCCTCGATGAGCTGGGCCTGCCGTACGTGATCGAGCAGCCGGCGTCTCGCCGGGGCGGTCTGATGCGTACTGACCTGCGGTTGTGCATGGACATGTTCCCGGTCGACCCGCCGCGGGTGTTCCGGCACCGGGACTTCGAGTTGTCATCGATGAAGGTCTCGCAGCCGCCGCACGCCAAGCACACGGGGCGGGTGCGGGGGTGGCGGCACGGCGTCTACCACGACGGTGACTATGTGGCCGCCTACGGCTCGGGTGGCGGCAAGGCGACGATCGAGGAGATGCAGCACGCGCTGGGCATCGACTGGACGGACGTGCGGGAGGAACTGACCGAGGCGATCCCGCCCGCCTACACCGAGCACATTGGACGCGAGTTCCTGAAAACCCTTACACAGTAAGGCCGGCTGAGTTGGCAGACCCTAGATACTTCCACGGCCGTGACGGGCTCAAGGCGTACGCGGCGGCCAACGCCGTGCGTGACCTCGGGCCTGTCCGGTACGGGATCGACCGTACGTTCTGGTGCTACATGAATGGGGTGTGGCGGTCGAACGAGGAATTGCTCCACTCGCGGATCGTGCGGGTGCTCGGTGACGATTACCGGCCGTCGCACGCGCAGACGATCCGGGACGTGCTACGGGCCGAATTGCCGCGCCTGGAAATCGCCCCAGTAGAGAAGTACATCAATGTCAGTAACGGGATGATCGAGTGGAATTCGTCCCATGTGATCGACCGGCATGGGCACGGCGAGTTGTATCTGTCGACCGTGCAGCTGCCGGTGACGTGGCGCGCGTCGGGCACGTGCCCGGCCTTCGATGACTTCCTGGAGTGGGCGGTCGCGCCGGATGATGTGCAGCGGGTGTGGGAGATCATCGGATACCTTATGTTGTCCGGGAATCCGTTGCAGCGCGCGGTCTTGCTCACCGGCGGGGGCGGCAATGGCAAGGGCGTCCTGCTTGAGGTGATCAAGCAGCTGCTCGGCGAGGACAACTGCACGTCGGTTCCCTTGCACGACTTCGCCGACAACCGGTTCGTGACGGCCGAACTGTTCGGCAAGCTCGCGAATATCTGCGGCGACATCGACGCGACGTACATCGAAAACACGTCCCGGATCAAAGAGATCACGGGTGAGGACACGGTCATGGGGGAACGGAAAGGGCAAGATCCGTTCTATTTCAAGCCATGGTGCAAAATGGTGTTCTCGGCCAACGATATTCCGGGGTCGGCCGATTCCTCGTCCGGGTGGACGCGCCGATTCGAGATCGTGCACTTCCCCAACGTGCCAGCCGTTAAGGACCGGGGGCTCAAGGCGCGGCTCACCACTCCGGCGAGCCTGTCCGGGATCGCGATTAAGGCGGTGCGGGCGCTGCGAGACCTCATGGCGAGGGGCGACTTCGCCGACGGGGAGGCGCGCGGTGAGGCCCACCGGGAGTTCGCCGAGCGGTCGAACATCGCCCTGCGGTGGCTCAACTCCGGCGCCGTCGATTACCCGATCGAGCCGGCGGCCGCGTGGACCAAGTCGAGCGACGTGTGGGAGGCGTTCCGGCCGTGGATGTGGGGCGAGGTGGGCACCGGCGCACAGCTCACCAAGCGGGGCTTCTACGCCAAGCTGAAGCAGGCGCCGGGCGTCCACTTCAAGAAGCGTGACGGGGTGGACGGGTTCCGCGGTTTCGCCCTGCGCACGATCGACGGCGCACCGAGCCAGAAAACCACTAGTGGGTTTTCGGGGGTCGATCAGATGGCCCTTGACCTGCAGTGATGGAGATCAAGTGGAAAAGGGGGTTTCCGGTACCACTCGACATACGCGCGAATTACACGATGTGTGATCACGTGTCAAGGGGTGGATTTCTGAGGGCGTTCTGTAATCGCCGCGTACACGCAGAGTAAGAATTCTGCTCAGATCAACTACTCAGCGACGCATCCGTGTCGTACTCTCAAGCCGCGGGCCGGTCACTTTGGGGGGCCGGCCCGTCCCCAAACACGAAAGGCACTCACATGCCACGCAAGACGCACGCACAGATCGCGATCCTGCTCGCCGACTACGACGCGGCCCAGCGGGACAAGCGCAAGGCCGAGGCTCGCGAGAAGGAGCTCAAGGCGGAGATCGAAGCGCTCAACCTCGACGAGCGGGTGTACGGCGAGTGGTCGTTCGCCCACGGCACGGCACGCACGATTCTCGACCAGCCCGAGGCGAAGCGGCTGCTCACCGAGAAGGGCATCAAGGTGCCCATGGTGCAGACCAAGGCGCCGATCGTGGTCAAGCTGGTCGAGAAGAAATCGGCGGCCAAGAAGTGATGCGCATAGCCTGGAGCGCCGTCCTGGCCGGCGCCATGGTCCTGCTGCTGTTCGTGTTCGTCGCTGCGCTCTCGGGCTGTGACGACCAGGACGAGTTCAGCCGCAAGTGCCACGCTCGCGGCTGGGTGGTCCAGACCCACAAGCAGGGCAGCAGCACGTCCAAGCGCTGCGTGCCACCACCCCAGCCTCAGCCGGTCGGGTGGCAGTGAGGCAGTGAGCAAGGCGTGGGAACGCGGGAGCACCCGGGCATGGCGGCAAGTCCGCGCCCGGGTGCTGCTGCGTGATGGGTACCGGTGCCACCTGCGGTTACCGGGGGTATGCACCGGGGAGGCACCCCTGGCGGGGGGTCATGTCCACCACGTTCACGGCAAGGCGCGGTGCGCAGGATGCGCGGCCGACCTACCGTCACACTTAGTAGCGGCGTGTCGATCATGCAACCTAAAGCTTGGTGACCCTGAGTTACCAGAGGACCCGGCCAATCAGGGAGTGACGCAGTGGTGATGATCAAAAACCCTCTGACCTGCGAAAACATGGCGGGTTTTTTCCCGGGACAGCGACCGGGGACACCCGCCGAGTGTCCCTTTTCTCTCTCCCCGCTGGGCCGGTAACTCCCGGTGACTGCCGTTATGGAACGAAAGATCACAGCCCGTGGTCGATCGGAGCCGAGACTCGCCACTCCTGAGCTGCGCCCTCTTACTCCGGAGACGTCGTACGGGTTCGACGTCATCGACTTCGCCGACAGCATCGGTCACCCTCTGTTGCCGTGGCAGAAAGTAGCGGTCATCCGGGGCGGCGAGATGATCGACGGCACCGACTGTTCGCCGGTCCTCGGCGCGCACTCGGAGACCTGCGTGCGGCTGGCCGGCAAGGACCTGGGCGCCGAGGAGATCGACATCACGGCGGTCTGCCGACCGCGGTTCCGGGTGGTGCTGCTCGTGGTGGCCCGGCAAAACGGCAAGACGGAACTGCCGGTGATCCTCAGCCTGTATTGGCAGTTCAGGCAGCGTTTGCCGCTGACGGTGGGCACATCAACCAAGCTGGCGTACGCCAAGGAGTCGTGGCGCAAGGCGGTCAACCTGGCGAAGCGCACGCGCGCCCTCGACGATCTGCATATGCCCGGCCGCAAGTGGTATCGGACGACCAACGGCGAGGTGGAAAGCTGGACGCTGCCCAACGAGGAGGGCAACGAGTGCCGGTACCTGATCGCCACGGCCAACGCCGACGGCGGCCGGTCGCTGACCATCAACCGCGGCATCACTGACGAACTGCGCATGCACCGCACCTACGAGGCGTGGGACGCGTTCGAGCCGGCGTGCTCGCCCCCGGACGCCCAGATCTGGGCCATGTCGAACGCCGGCGACATGCGGTCGGTCGTGCTCAACGATCTGCAGGACGCGGCCAGGGACTTCATCGCGACCGGCGTCGGTGACGAACGGCTCGGGCTCCTCGAGTGGTCGGCGCCCGACGATGCCGACCCGGAGGACCTCGAGGCGCTGCTGCAGGCCAACCCTCGGGTCGGGTACGGGCTGGACCTGGACACGCTGATCGCGTCCGGGCAGCGGGCCAAGCGGCTCGGCGGCCAAGCCCTGACCGGGTTCCTCACCGAGAAGATGTGCATCCGGGTGGCGGCCGAAAACCCGGCGCTCAACCCGCGGTCGTGGGAGGCCTGCAAGGACCCGGGGGACCTGCTCGACGTCCGATCCCGAGTCGTACTCTGCCTGCACCTGACCCCCGACGCCGACCATGCGACGCTCGCCGCGGCGGCCGTTCTCGACGACGGCCGGGTCCGGGCCGAGACGATCGCCGAGTGGACCGGGGCGCGGGCGGCCGCGAGCCTCGAGCGTGACCTCCCCGGATGGGTGGCCCGGGTCGGGCCGCGGGCGGTCGGCTGGTTCCCGTCCGGCCCGGGCGCCGCGGTGGCGTCGCGGCTCGCCGACCGGCGGCGCGAGGGCGTACGCGGGTGGCCGCCGCGCGGGGTCAAGGTCGCGGAGATCCGGGGCGAGGTCACCGCGGTGTGCATGGGGCTGGCGAAGGAAGTCGACGCCGGCCGGTTCGCGCACTCGGGGCAGGAGATGCTCGACAAGCAGGTCGACCGGGCCGAGAAGTCCTGGCAGGGGTCGGCGTGGGTGTTCAAGCAGGGGGCCGGGAACGTCGACGCGGTGTACGCGGTGGC